CTGGGTTAGTTATTTTAGATGGCCTTGTTTCAGGCTCACCACTATTTATGTTGTTTCTAGTTGAGTAATAATTGTAACGATAGCAATTATGTAAAATTACCCCAGCATCTACATAGAAATTATTGTACTTATCTATTGTTAAATCGTATACTGGGACCTCATGGTCAAGCTTTATAAACTCAATTTTCTGTACTTTATGATTATACCTATCATCTAATTTATAATAATCAATAGCTTGTTCTATAGTATCAAAATACTTACTCACCTTTGGGAAACTTTTTCTATAATATTGGGGCAACTTCAGACAAGCATCATAATTTTCAAATGTGAGCTCAATATTATGAGAAAGCATATAGTTTAGTATAGTTAGTATTTTAGTATCTCTATTATGCAATATTCCTACTTGCAGTTCTCCAGGTGATTTCTTAGACATTGTTTTTTTTCGTTTTTCGTTGGATAATTGCTTCTCCTCTTGGGTTCTTTTTAGATGCCCCTGTCTAATCTTATTTTTATGAGCATCAGTGAGTGGGACACCTCTTATAGCCTCAGCAGCTTTTTTAATATTTTCACTGCATATTGACTTACGCTCAGGATGTAATGACCAATAAAGCTTCCTTTTTTGAGATTGTTTCTCTTTTGTAGCAGGATTATTGTTAGTTACTTTATTCGCATAACATCTTGCTCTGTATTCGTCCTCAGAATAGTTTGCCCAGGTTGCTTTTGCACATTTAGACATTTGTTCTTTCCATTCATCTGAATAATGTCCCTTGGCTCTGCGCATAGCAGAAATTTCTTCAGTAGTTAGAGATGAGTAGTAACTATGCATTGTGTCTCGCATCACTTCTGCTTGTTTATCTCTGGAAGTTTGCATTTCCCAATAACGCTTGCCTGCTTCTTGCCACTTATCAAAATTGCCACTTTCATGTAAATGCTTGTAATGATATTCCCAATGCTCCATTTTTCCCATCGGGAACAGATTAGATGGATAATTATTAGACTTATTAAAATCAGCATGATGTATCTGTATTATATTTTCATTTGAACGAGATTTTGCTGCTTCTATTTCATCCTTCAATACTTCATCAGCTACTATTTTATACACACTTTTGAACACAGTTTTCTTACTAATTGAGTTCAGCTTTACAGATTCATACCCACTATGATTACTAAAGTATAATGGCATAAGTGACATTTTTTCTTTCAAAGTCTTTGCCTGAGCAAAGGAACCATCGCGAAGCATATATCTATGATTATCTGTTGTAATAATTTCCCGACCATTATCTAAAGTTACTTTTACCAATGTATCAGTCACGCCAGAAACCCAAACATCGGTTATTTTACCTGGTTTGAAATCCCCATTAGCATCAACAGAATATGCCCATAGTTCTTCACCATTATTGAACTTGTTACATATATCTTTAATTGTATGTACTTCACCATTCAATAATTTTATCTCAGTGTCCTCATGTAAGCAAAAATCAGGACAGCTACAATGAATATACACATCTTCGCTATTAAACCCTGTAATACAAGCCCTAGAAATATCCCTGTAATCAATGATAGCTTTGTCCCTTAAATAACCTCGTAAGATTTCAAGAAATCCTCCAAAAGTTATCTTAACTTCATACTTATCAGTTTCTCCTTGTACAGGTATGGTTACAGTAAGTATATCTTGCTTAAATAATTTATTCATATCTATTGAGTTGAAAGATTGCACCATGTTAGCCACATGAGATTTATTTCTTCTTTCAAATCGTTGTTTACCTTTTGTGGAGTTTTTAGACTTTGACAACAATTGATTTCTAGTATCTTCAAATAATTTATGCAAAATCTTAGTACTCCTTTCTAAAATATGTGTATAGAGTAGAGAGGTCTAACTCCCTACTCTATACTGCCAAAGATTAATCTAAATCACTTAAGTCAATTTTAGCAACATCATACTGGATAGTTGCAGAAATCTCATTTTTGTCACCATCATCATAAGAATAACCGTCCTCACTAATGCCAGATATCCAGCAGCCATACATTTTCCAAGTGCGAATAATATTCTTAAAATCAGGGCCGTATTCAATAAGATAACAATCTTTCTTATAATTAGTGTTTGCAAGAGAGCCTACATCACCTGTGTCTGCATTAAAAGAAAGATTTTGCCATGCCATGAGTGCCTCTTTTACATTGGTGCCTATAAAGTCACGGAATTTAAAACTTCCAGCATCGTATGTAGGAACTCCAGCATACTTCATGGTCATATTGCCTCGTTTAATCTGAATAACATCTTGTGTAAAATGAGGCACAGCAGACGCTGAGACACCTAAGCGTATAATCTCACCTACATTTTTGAGGTAAGCATTTTTCTCAGTCCCATTTGCTCCAGCCCTAAGTAAATCACCTAAATTTGGTATCACAAATTCAAATGTATTTTTTCTTTGTACTTCATACCGACTGGGGTCAGATGTCATATGATAAATAGAAAGTTCTTTTTCAATAGCTGACATATTTTACTCCTCCTTACACAATAGTCACTTCATCATCTTCAATAATAACACTGATTTCAAAATCTTCTACTGGATATACAGGGTATATAATTAACTTAGCACAAACTACTCCCTTTTCCTTAGCCCTTATGTGAGTTGGGTCTAGTTTGAGGTTGTAGCCACTTATACCATATCCAGACTGCATTTTGTCAAGCAAGGGAGTAACTAGGCCTTTGAACTTAGTCCAAAGCAAAGAAGTATTAGGCTCATAAGTTAATCTCTTAGCGGTTTTATAAAGTTCTTTCTTTATGTCACAAAGAAGATTCCGTACATTGAGGAAAGAGGTTGCAACTAGACCTGTTTTCTCAGTTTTATGTAAGGTCCTATTGCCCCAAATGGTTTCACCATAAGGATTAATCTGTGTAATTGTATTAATACTTACAGTCTCTTCCCGCTTCTGCATTTTATCAGCAGCCCCATTAGGAATCACATTAATGTCTGGGGAGGCAATATGTCTTACAGCACCTCTGGTTACACCAGCCACAGCTAGCCATGAAGCATTGGTTTTTACAGACTCACCTAAAGTAGTAAGATAAGCAAAGCCGGCTGATTTGGCATAAGTATTTAATGTATTATCTTTGTCATAAGTTGTCCTCTTATAGTTTTTCCAAGGAGCGAATAGAGCACCATAAGAGTACACACCATCAGAAAAATTAGCCTCTCCCTGTATTGAATCAAATAAACTTGTGGTGTCGCCATAAATTTTTCTATCAGCAAAATTGAAATAATCAAATACTGCATAGCAGTCGCCACGCTCTTCACATAATCTTACCATATGGTCTACTATTATACGAGTTTTTTCAGTCTCATTCTCAGTGATAACTTTAGTATTAATAATATCAAATACAGGATAACCACCAGTGGTTAAATACTTAATATCATAAGTACCTCTGTCTAAAAGAGCATACTCCTGACCATTTATAGTTAATTTATCAATTAAAAACTTATACATAGCTAAAAGACTAGCAGTTCCTTCCGCTTCAGTACCAGACTCTGTTTCAGCAGTAGGCTCAGTGGGGTCAATTACTTCATACAATACATTAAGTCCAGCAGCTAAACATTCCTTAGCATACACATAAGACATGTCCTGTTCAGCTATCTTTGTGCTTTTATTATCATCATTTATTGGATAATCACTAGAATAGTTCTGCCCTTCAGCGGTGTATGTGCCTAAAAAGGTCTTTAAATCTTCATAAGTATTTTTAGTCAATGCAACAGGTGACTTGCCACAGCTTGCTTCAAAATCAGAAATAGAGGTAAATAGTGTTGGAACATTATATCCAAAAGCAGGCTTAGTGGCAGCAAATCCAGGAATGTAAACAGTCTCACTACTTAAACCTGCAGCACCAGTTGTAGTATTATCAATTTCAATGATATTAATGTTTGGCATCGATTTTTCTCCTTTATTAATAATTAATCTTCTATTTACATAAACACTAGATATCAGTTATATCTATTCATTCCAATATAGTATCAGGATTAGGGCACATCTTAAGCTCTTTGGTAACTTTAATATCAAACAGATAAGCATCATCAACAACCATATCTAAGGTATACCTAGTAAATTGTCCGGGTACCAGCCTCTCAGGTATGTCAGAATTGTTTTGCACTTCTCCTGATAATCTTATAGTTGAATTATGTGTAATTCCTAACTCATAATAAGGAATTGTAACTTGTAGCATAGGGTAGTTTATGATATTGAACACCAAGTTTCTAACCAGCTCATCTGCCTCTTCCATATATCTAGTATATACATCTAACTGATAAGGAATAGAAACAGCTACAGCATTAAATACCCCTAACATATTTTCTTTAACTACGACTTCCCCGTTGTAAGACAGTGGCTGCTTTACAGGTTCAATAATTGTAAAACCTCCTGGTCGAGTAAGAGATACTAATGGCAACTGTATTGGCCTGTCATTATTTTCATCTGCAATTGTTTTGAATAAGCGTTGAGTGTCAGAGGGAGATATTACATGTATGCTAGTATCTAATGTCCACTTCCTTAGCTTTTCTACAAATGCATTGTCGTAGATTTGTATAGACATATTAACCCCCTAACAATAAGTATTCGTCCAGATATGACTCAAGATTATCAGTCAAGTAAGTAAACGCTTTTTCAAATAAATGTAAGCCGTTCAAATTTAATGAGCCCCAATTAGCTAATCTAAAAATAGATTCTTCACTATATTTGTCATTGTACATTCTTTTATTATCAAAATTTATAATATACATGTGTGAAGTTTTGTAGTAACACTTATAAGCTTGTATAGTTTTTATACTAATGTCACATACGGCATCATAAGATAAGTTATCAGCAATATTTTCCCACTGTATTTTACTAATAAGTCTCAGTTTATCTCTCAACAAGTTAGTGTAAATCCTAACAAATTTCCACATAAGAAATGCCATGAAAGAATCATTTAACTCAATGTTATTAGAAATAAATCTGTAAGAAATCAATAATCTTCTTCTCCTCGTAATAAATTAAATGAGGATTGTGAGAAATCATTCTGAGAATTTTGATAAGTGTTATAAAATTCAGGTACAATCTCGCAAGCAATTGAGGCAGGGTACACCATTATATTACTAATTGTAACTACCCTGAACACTCGTCCTTTAGTGTTATCTAACCCACTAGGGAGTACAAATAATGCCCCTTGCTGTAACTTTGGTAAATCATATAAAACATGGATTATTGAGCTGTTATCTTGTAGTTCACTTATCCAGCCCATTTTCTTCAATGTCTTTTGAGTAGGGTGTTCATCAAATATGCAGCTTGTTAGAATAGGCTTGTCATAATTGCTTATAATTTCAGCATTTGTGGTATAATGTTTACCATCTTTAGGAGCAAGATAATTAACTTTAATGCCAATTAAACTACACATTTCTTTGAAATAGTTTCTATGTAATTTAATGTCATCGTTTATTAATATACCATACTTAAATTCTTCCACTATATCACCTTATACTACATAATTATTCTTCTTTATCTTCAAATGCTGCATTTTACTGAGGCTTGCAAGCTTCCTTAATGCCCAGACGAGCTTCAAGGTCTCTAATTTTATCAGCACCTTCACGAGACAACTTTTCATTAACCTTTATCTCGCAAGGTACACAAATGCCAAAATGCCTAAGCAGTTCAACATCTTCTCCTGATAAGGGGTCATGACAATCTATTTTGCAAAGAATGCTTTTAAGCTGACCTACCTCACACTCATCTTCTTCGCTCATTGCATCATTATAAGCACATGCACAAATTTCAGTAAGCTTATCCTTAAAACTCGTGACAACATCTTCTTGAGGTTTTTCTACTGTTTCATGAAGCACATCTGACTCCATATTATCTATGATTCTGTCTATAGTGCCAAATATGTTGCGGTTAGTGAATAAATCCCAAAAGATATTTAACTTAGTTACTTCCCACCAAGATTTATCAGGA